GCGCTGCTTCTCCGGTCGTGGACTTTATCAAAAATATTCTTGTAGGGGCGTTGAAATCGCTTGGTGGAGGAGATTTAGAAACTGGTCTAGGAAAACTACCTTTAACGATTATGAAAGCTGTAATTGGCTATAAAGCACTGTCTAAAGTCATGAAGGTATTGCCAAGTATTAAAATGCCTAAACTTCCATTTTTCGGAAAGAAAAGTGGTGGTGGTGGAAATCCTATGCAGTCATTCACTGAAATGTTTTCTGGATTCGGTAAAAATGCTTTGAATTTAACTTTAGTATATGGAACGTTGAAAGTTATCGAAGAAGCAGCGGAAGCTATGAAACAAGTGAATGATAAAGTAAGTGGAGATTTTTCTTCGCTAGCACCTAAATTGCTAAATATGGGTGTAGCAATTACTGGAATGGGATTTTTAGCTGCAGCAGCAGGTAAATTTGCAAGTAACGATCCTAAATCTGCTATCGCTGGATTAGTCGCAATGGCTGCGATCTCTCTAGATTTAATGTTAGCAGCAGAAGCTATGAAGCAAATTGATAACAAGGTTCCAAACAACATTGGCGACTTTGCTAAGAAGTTAGGCAATATGGCAATCGCTATTACAGGATTTGGAGTATTAGCAGCGGCAGTCGGTGCTTTGATGTCTACAGGTATTGGAGCATTAGTTGGCGGTGCTGGATTACTCACAATCGCTGCAATTGCGCTAGATCTTATGCTCGTTGCTGAGTCAATTCAGCAAGTACAAGATAAAGTACCAAGTGATTTTTCGGGAGTAGAGAAAAAACTTGATGCAATCGTAAAAGTCATTCAATACATGAATAAATCTAATCTTGGCGGAGTGCTTAGCGCTATTGGTAATACATTCAAATCATGGAACATTAGCGCCATTTCTGGAATGTTAGATAAGTTCGTTGAAATGTCTGGGAAATTAAAAAGCTTTGAAACGATTACTCTAGACGGTAGTAGCATTGCGAAAGTATTTGAACAAATTGATAGAGTGGTTCAAGTTGTCCGTGATAAGTCGGACAATATGACGACTGGTCTAAACTGGTTGGGAACCGTACAGCAGAATTGGCAGTTAGGTGCATTAAACGGTGTTGTCGCTAAACTACAAGAGTTAGGAAAAAGTTTTGGTGAAGTTCAAAATATTACATTAAACGAAACTAGCATATCTAAAGCATTCGAACAGATTGATAGAGTCGTTCAAGTTGTCCGCGACAAAGCAGATAACATGACAACTGGTTTGAATTGGCTTGGTACGGTTGGGCAAAATTGGGATATAGGCGCTTTAACTGGAGTAGTAAACAAAGTAAAAGAATTAGGCGATAAGCTAGGAGAAATTCAGAACGTCACGCTAAACGAAACTTCTATCAGTGGTACATTCAACCAAATTGACAGAATGGTTCAAGTTCTTAGAGATCGTGTAGACAATATGACACGATATTTAAATTGGTTCGGAACTGTTGGTCAGAATTGGGATTTAGGTGCATTAATCGGTGTTATCAATAAGCTTAAAGAATTAAGTCAGAAATTTAGCGATATGCAAAATATAACATTTAACGAAACTTCTATTTCAAAAACGTTCGAACAAATGGAAAGAGTGATCTCCACTGTTCAAGAACAAGCGAATAGAATTTCTGATAAAATCGGTTATTTTGAATCTTTAGGCCAGAAATTCAAATTAGATGCTTTGCAAAGTGTAGTAGAAAGTCTTAAAAAACTTGGTGGATACTTCCAAAGCATTGAAGGTTTAACTTTCTCTAACACTACTGTGGAAAGTAATATGCAGGGTATTGCTAGTGCATTAACAGCATTATCTTCTGTAGATTTTCCTGATACTGGTAGCATTATCACAGCCGAAGAATTATCTCCGGTTTCGTCAGCTATCGATGCAATAAAATCAGTTGGACAAGCTTTGACTAATCTAATGAGCGTTACACCTCCAGCTATTACTGAAATTCAAGGTCGTATATCCGGAGTTAAACTAGCTATTCAAGTGCTCAGTGAACTAAATGGAATTACAACTGGGGTACCATCTGCTTCAGATTTCGACAATGCAGGACAGTCATTACAAGCAATTGTGAGTTTGGTTCCGCAAATCAATGCTATTGCAAGTAGTTCAGTGCAATCAGATCAAGCGAAAATTGCTATTGATAAAATACAAAATGTATTAAATTCTATCGGCACGTTAAATGTAACTAGTCTACCAACGTCAATCGGAGGATTTAGTAGTTTAGCTGGATCTATGAACCAAGTTTCTGGAGCAGCAAACGGGCTTGTTACTTCACTATCTGGAATCAGCAGTGCATATAGTATTATGCAAACAACTGTTTCTGGTGCGAATACAACGATGCTAACTAGCACACAAACAACTTTTACTGGAATGAATACTGCTATGACTAGCACAATGGCTCAAATCGTTGCTACCATCAATAGTGGTACCGCTCAAATGGCGAGCGCATTTGCCAATGGAATGGCACAAAGCGCGGCTGCTGTGAATAACGGAAAAGCGGCCATTATCGGTGCAATGAGCGGCCTAAATGGTCAACTTTATTCCGCAGGTGTCTTTGCTATGCAAGGTTTAGCAAGTGGTATCAATGCGGGTGCAGGATCAGCAATTGCGGCCGCTACTTCGGTTGCTAATCAAGTATCTTCAGCAGTTCGAAAAGCAATGGATATCCACTCACCTTCACGAGTAATGGCGAAACTGGGTGGGTTTATTACTCAAGGTGTAGCAGTCGGTATGATAAATGATCTTCAAGAAGTCGATCGTGCTTCTAATCAGTTAGCTCAAGCAGTTCAAGTTGCTGGAGCAAATGATTTAGGCTTCACAAGTGAAAATAGCTTAACTGTAGATGATCAAGAGATTTCTAAAATCAAAGCAGCGAGTACGCAACAAGTTATTGTAAACAACAAACAATTGACACCGCAAGTTGTGATCAATATCGAAAACAAAGACGGAGAACCTATCGATACAGATAGATTACTTCAAGAATTTGAAGATAAGATTATCGAATTGACGGAATCTGATCTAGGATAATCAGGAGGGGTAGTATGGCCATTCGATTTTATTTAGAGATTGCAGGAAAGCGATATATCCTTCCTGTCAATCCAAGTGCAATAAAAATTAGTATTCCGAGTCGAAATGAATCAAATGAGGTCGTTAAACTTGGAGAAATTACACAACTAGCGAAAAAGGGTTTGAAGTCAATTAGCTTCGACTCTTTTTTTCCTTTAGATACACATTTTTCTTATGTCAATGATGGTTCTACTTTTCTAAAGCCAGAAGTCTATGTTGAGTTGATTGAAGAGGCAATGGATTCACTTAAACCAATAAGATTGATTATCACAGATACAAAAATCAATATGTTAGTTTCAATAGACGAATTCAGCCCATCAATTGAAGATTCAACAGGAGATTATAACTACTCGATCATTCTGAAAGAATATAAAGAGTATTCAGCTAAATACATCAAAAACGTAGCGAAGCCTGTTCAAAAACCACGACCTGCTGCAACTCAAAAAATTACGATCGGTTGTGAGGTTATTGTAAACGGAAGGCTTCACAGAGATTCTTATGGATCTGGACCAGGTCGAACAGAAGTCAACGCGAGACGTAAAGTGAACTTTATCGTTCCAGGTCGAGCATATCCTTATCATGTGACTATGTTGGATGGCGGTTGGCGTGGTTGGGTAACAGCAGGATCGGTGAGGCGTGTATGAATCTTAAATTTACAGCAACTACTAACAATAAAATTTACGATATCACTGAAATTGTTACAGATCCTAAATGGTTCACTTCGATTGATGGTCAGCCTGGAAAGTTAACGTTTAATATTTTAGTCGATAAAAATGTATTTTTGAAAAACGGAGACGGTATTGAGTTCTATGCAGATAATAAAAAATATTTTAAAGGTCGTGTATTTATTCACGGAAAAAATAAAAAAGGCTTTTGGAAGATTACCGCTTATGATCAAATGCGTTACCTACAAAATGAGGACACTATTGTTTTCGGAGCATCAACTGCTTCAGAAAGATTTAAAAAAATATGTGAACTTCAAGGGATCACATACAAAATCGGAAAAGCTCCAGGTTATCGTTGTGCTGCTTCAATAGAAGATAGTAAAACATATTTTTCAATGTTAGAAGATGCACTTGAGGAAACAAGAGTATCTGCTAATAATTCACGTTACACCGTTTATGACGACGCTGGAACGCTCAAATTTGTGGCTCTTGAAGAACTAAATTCTAATTTATTAGTTGGAGATAACTCGCTTGTCACTGATTACGATTATGAAAGTTCGATTGATGAAGTATTTAACGTTGTAAAAGTCATTCGCGAAGATGAAAAAAACAAAACTCGTCAAGTTTATACTGCTTCTGATGCAAAGCTCATCGACAAATGGGGAAAGCTTCAAAAAGTAGAAAGTGCAACAAAAGCAGATATGAACGCTCAACAATTACAAAAACAAGCAAATGATGCTTTGAATCAATCGAAAAATGAAAAAACGACGTTTCATTTGCCACTTATTGGAACGTTGGCATTACGAGCTGGTAATAGCTTCAATCTAGAATTATCTGATTTAGATCCTGAATTTGGTAAAAAACGACGTGTATTACTAATTCATCAATGTACGCATACTTTTTTACCAGTTCATACAATGGAACTTGATGTGGAGGTGGTTTACTAATGGCTGGAGAACGATTAGCACGATTAATTAAGAGTCAGGCTACAAATGAAAAAGAGTTGTCTGATCTAGTTTTCGGAGTGGTTATTAGTACTTCACCACTACAAATCAAGGTGGAGAGTCGATTTACAGTTTCCTCTGAATTCTTGATACTGTCTCAAATGGTGAAACACAAATCAGTATCATTTGAAAATAAAAGTATTACGATTTTTGAAGATTTAAAAGCTGGAGAGACAGTTCGAATGCTACGTGTCTCAAAAGGACAAAAGTTTTTCGTGTTAGATAGGGGGTGATCAGTGTGGATGATGAAATTGAAGTATTACCTTCGAAAACATATAGGATCCTAAATGGTAGAGTGGCAGGTTGGATCGATAATTTAGATGCAATCAAACAATCGATTGAAAAGACTCTTTTAACAGAAAGATTCCGCTATGAGATCTACTCTGATCGTTTTGGGATTGAATTAGAAAATTTAATAGGTGAGAGCAAAGATCTGGTTGTTTCTGAAATAGAACGTATCGTAAACGAGTCACTGCTAATTGATGAACGTATCGTAGATTTAGAAGATTTCACTATTACTGACATTACAAAAGAAAACATGACGATAAATTTTAAAGTCGTTACAATTTTTGGATCGTTCAACTTTGAAAAGGAGGTGGTCATTTGAATCCAGAAG